AACGATTGTGAAAGCTCTTTAAGTTTTATTAATGTATTATCACTGCTTCCATCATCTACAAAAATTAACTCATAATCATAAGGCAATACCTGCATCGTATCTTTAATAGATTTTGCCATAATTTCAATATTTCCTTCTGTCTTAAACTTCAAGTAATATAATTTTTGGAACTCGTTAATTAAGTGTTGTTGAATTGGTATAATGTTGGTTTGTAAAAAGTGTTCGTATCCTTCTATAATTTCTTGTTTTGACCCGAGATGTCCTGCGGTTTTAATTCCAAGTAAATCAGGTTTGGTTATACGATGACCGACTAATATGTTCTGTTGTACCATTTCAGCAATTTGAGCATACCATCCGTCAGACCCGTTTTGTGTAAGGGGAACTACTGATGGTTCATTTTCTTTGGAGTCTGAAAAAGTTAATATAAGTTTTCCCGCATTATTTGTTGATGTGTAAGCATCTACTAAATGGCGGTACATCATCTCACGTTCCTCTTCACCAGGGACACCCTGATTAAGTGAAATAAGAAACGAACCGACAAACGAGTTCTGTAAGTTGTTAAGGTGAAAGTTTTTAATTTCAATATCTATTTCAACTGATGTTCTTGCTCCTATCCAGTCATTAAGTGGATAGTACTTTTGGTTTGGTGAATATTGAAAATAGTAATAAACCTGACTTGGATTATCTCTATCTTCTAAATTGAAGGCTTTTAATTCAATCGGAACATGTCGTCTTGTATCACGCCAGTCTGCCGAATAATAATATTCTTTAATATAATCGTATTCGTTACATTTGCCCGAACGGAGTTTAACGAAGTCAATGTGGTATATTGAACCTAAACCATCACCACCTTTATTTAATATCGTATTAACACCGAACCCGTTGTGAATAACATAGTCCATGGCAACCTTCTTATATACGTCATACATCGTCTCTGTTGAATTAAACATGATGTTATTAGCATTTATACCATTCACCAACATTTGCTTCCCTATAACAGCGTCTCTTTTGGCGTTAATACAGGCTCTATTTAATGCTGAATAGTTGTAATAATCAACACTATGGACGGGCCATAAATTATCTCCCCCGAAAAATACCCAGTCTTTACTCCTGATGACTTCTTCAAACGTAGGCAATACGGCTCCCGCCATGTCAAACTTACGTAAATCTGTTGTTCCTTTACTCATATATTATGAAATATAAATCGGGGGTTAATTCACTTATGCTTTTTCTAAGCCTAATCTACTTAATACAAGAGTTTCAATATAATCATCATTATCACCCCACGCATTATATTCGTCAGGTGTTAAGTCAACACTAATAGTTTTACCAATTTGTGCTGTAGTATTTACTACACTACAAACAACTTGTGCTCCTTGTTGATGAATACTTACACTCTGTAAGTAAAGTTCATTTAATTCTACCACTTGTGGTTTGATTTCAATTTTTCCGTAATTCATATTTTTATATTATTATATTTTTTTTATTATGTAAATACTATATGGACTCCACCACTATTATCTCGGTATAATTGTCCGTCCACTAATCCACCCGCTTTTGCCGCTGCGTTATTAGCGTATTCAGTAAGAGGTGTCATAAGAATAAGTGCTTCTAAATGTGTTGTATCATTAGCAACAAGTGTTCTATTTTTTAATCCTATACCTATAGCGTTGGTTTTATCTGTTGCTGTATTACCAGTACCAAACATAAACCCTGTAAATGTTGAACCTGATATTGTTGAATTACTCTCAAATAAAAATCCGTTATGATTTCCCCTTGTTGTATTACTTTGTGGATTAAATAAAGAACAATAATAAGAAGCAATAATACTATTATTTCTACCATAATAATCACCACTCTGGTCATTTACACCAGCATATCTACCTACTTCTGTTCCTAATGTTCCATTACTACTATTTTCGTTGTAAATATAAGTTGTTTTTGATATTGAACCTTTTGACCCAAAGTGATAGTCGCAGTAGTTGGAATTACCCCTTATTTGATTACCTAAACCAAAACTAAAACCTAAAAATGAATTATTTGTAGTATGAGTATTTGATTGTCCTAATATATAACTCCAAGTATGACTACCAGAGTTATTACTTGTTCCAACAACAATACTAAACCTTGAACCAACAATATTACTATCACCAACTCCTAAACAAAAACCACCATCACCGCTCACTTGACTATTTGATGAACCAACTAACGCTCCTGTGCTTCTTGATGCTGTGTTGATTGTATTATTTATACCACCACCGATAAAATTGTAGTCAGGTATACCTCTGTTTCCCTCAATAGTATTCTGTCTGCCACCAGCAATAAAGTTTCCATAACCAGGGGCACCAATTCCATTTTGCCATCCACCAGCAATAGTATTACCAATACCTATATTACCATCACCAGATGTATTTAATATTCTGTGTTGTAATCCACCTAAAATGGAGGAGTACATTTGTTGATTTGTAATAGCATTATCACTACAAAACATAGTAGCGATATTTCCGTTTCCATTTACATACTTAAACGGAACTTGATTGCTTAAGAAAAATTGTTTGTTTATTTGATAGGTGTTTGTTGTACCACTATCAACCATAGCGATTGTATCCAACATATTTGTTGAACCCGCCTGTAATAATTCTATAAAAGATTTGTTTGACATATTTTTAACTCAATTTTACTGCTCTGCCGATATTTGACATATATTTATTCACGATTGTTGATAAGGTTTGGATTTCTCCGTCAGTCATACCATCAGCGCTCCAACTACAGCCGTGTTTATTGTCCCTTCTACCTGACGTAGCGTTAAACACTCTTATAGTTCCTGTTGGCAATCCAAGAGAACTCATAGCACCGCTGTTTTGTGATACTTTTGTATCGTTACTCCATAAGTTAAAGTTTGTTGAACTACTCCTATTACCGATTACAGAGCCTAACTGATTTTTAACATCTGTATTTGGTATTGCAATTCTATCACTTGAAGTATCAAACATATCGCATCTTGTGTATAAATCACCACCCCACCATACTATATTTGCGACATATCCACCACCAGTTGCTCCAATATCATTTCCATAATAATAAGAGCCACCATTCCAACTTGACCCACCACCAAAGCCCATAAGATAAAATCCTATTTGTAATGAAGGGAAAATCATACTAACAGAAGGGGTTATACCCATATCACCTTCGCCTGTTGATGATGCTTCAACCCCGTTGATATGGTTTAATGTTCCCGTCCATGTCATATCAAATGTACCAGGACTAATCATGTTTATTTTTGTGGCATTAGCCGTGTTTCCTAAATATGGATAAAAAGTTTTAATATATGAATAAAGTGATGCTGCTTTTAATTCTGTAAAGAAGGTGTTTGTTGCCGCACTAATGTTGTATCCAATATCACCTGCTACGGCTGATACTGCGTTTAAGTATGTCTGTGCGTCAGAGTCAAATGTTATAGGTGTTTCAACAACATCCCAAGTTAAATTATCACCTGAAGGTATGTTTATTACAATATCTGCTTGTCCTGATGTTCCCCCACTTGTGATTGTGGCACCTGATACAAAGTTTAATATTGTTGCTCCAGATACAACTAAAGTTCCCCCTGAATAAACACTATTTGATTGTCCGTCAACTCCTGATGTTCCTGAACTTCCATCAACTCCTGATGTTCCTGAACTTCCGTTTTGTCCTGATGTTCCTGAACTACCTGATGTTCCTGAACTACCATTACTACCACTAACACCACTTGAACCTGACGTTCCTGAACTACCAGATGCTCCTTGTGCGTTCATGTTTTCCCACGAAGCGTTTGTAGTCGGGGGGTTTCCTCCAGCTGCGATTGTGTTTAATGCTACGTATGAGGCTCCTGAATAATATACAACATCATTTTTGTAATAAGTTGTTATTGACTGCCAGCCACCTTGCCAGTTAAAGCCTAATCCTGATGTTCCCGAACTACCACTTGAACCTGATGTCCCTGATACTCCTGACGTTCCAGATGTGCCTTGTAATGATGATACTTTTACTTTGTAAGTCGTTGTAAATCCACTATCAACAATAGGTATAACATCGTCAGGGCTTACCGATGGTATAAGTGGAAGGTTTGATATTTTTATATTACTCATATATTCTTAAATATAATTTTTTTGTTTTATTGTTGTATTAAATATTCATCATCTTCTGTAATAATGAAATAATCGTTTTGTGTTAATATACCATTATTTATCTGACCCCCGACAAATATAAAGTTGGTGTTGTTTTCGTTACTGCTGATATACTGGTCATATACAGGTGCGTCGTTAAGGTCTATTACTAATGCTCTACCCTCGCATACTTTATTGTAAGATTGCGATGGATTTGTTGTGGCTGTACTTACGTTCTCATAAACTCCGTAATAATATTGACCTTCGTAAGTGAAGGCTGTTATAGGTGTTGAACCTGAATAACCGATGTTATTACTACTTTCAATAAACTGGAACTCATCGTATCTTTCTGTGGTTCCTGACGTAATGTTAAGTGGATAAAAAGTTGTTTTCTCACCCGACATGATGTGTTGAAACGAGAATAAATAAACTGGTGTGGATAAGGTTTTGTTCTGGGACGCAGAAACGACCATTTTATTAAGTTGTCCTTTTTTAATAAGTATCATATAAATAATTTGTCTCTATGGTCTAATTTAATCTTTTCAATAAGTTCATTAACATTTACTTCTTCACCAACTGAATATTGTAGTTGTCGTTGTAGTATATCTCCACCACCATCATTATCGTAATAATTAACGTTGAAGGTTAATATTGCGGAGTCCAATAACCAACAAACACTTTTAATTTCCCACTCTTCATAAGAAACTCCGTTGATTGTTACTGGTGTCTTAATATACATACACCTATAAATATAAAAAAAGGGGGTATAAAACCCCCCTTTAATTTATATCTTTATTGCGATTAAGCGTTAATTACTAAACCACTTAAAGTTGATGCTAATGTTCCAGCGAGAATAGGTGCTGGTTCAGAAGCGAAAAACGAGAACGTGATTTCGTAACCATTTTTATCACCGAATGCTGTACCAGTCATGGTACTTGCTGCCGATGTATAACCTCCACCATAATCATCTCCTAAATAATAAATAGTTCCGTTGTTGTCTTCAACAAACATTCTTAACCCACGATTCTGGGCCAATAACTTAAGTTGATTTCTTTTTTCGGAGTCTATCTTATGGAAACTTAATACCAAGTCTTGCTGATAAAAAGTAGTTCCATTTTCAAGTGATGAGTTTAAGGTTTCAGTCATCTGCGATGTTTGTTTTTGTACTTCGTATGTATATACGTTTCCTGAACCTGACAAAGTCAGTACTTCATCATCACCATTTCTTGTTTCACCAGAAATAACTCCAGCGACTACGTAAGCCTTTACAATACCTCCAACAGAGGCTGCGCATGCTAATGAAATACTTGATGTTGCGAGACAACTTGAATAACTCATATTTTTTTCTTATTTAATTTAATGATTATGCTAACCCGTTTGATACGATGTTATCTGGGAATGCGATTTGGACACCTAACTTGAAATTACAACGAACTCTTACTTCGTCAAAATCTTTTGAGTAAAACATGTCTAATCTTTCAGAGTCATCCATAAGGTCAACTCCAATTACTATTTCTGATACTGGACCTAAAATCATTCTGTTGCTTCCTAAAAGTCCTGGTACGCCGACAACTCTGATGTTGGTTGCGGGGTGGAAGGTAGTAAAGTCAATACCAGCATTTTCAGGTGAGTATACGAAATAGTTTGCGTTTCTTAAAGCAACTACGTATGCTCTATACAATTGTAATGACATGAATAAAGTCAAGTCAGGTCTGTTGATTACGGTATCAGGGATAAAAGAAATCATCTGGTCAACTACGGTCAAAGCGTTTGTGCTTGTTAATGCTGATGGAGATGTTACGAATACAACCTGTTCTGAAGGGGTTACTGCTGTTGAAGTCAACTTTAATAGTCCGTTGTAGCAATCTGTTCCACCTGACGCAGATGTTGCTGCTTGCCAGATTTTATTTTCTACGAACATACTGATTTGTTCTGATTTCAATTTACCGATTTGCTC